TGTATTAGATGTTACAACTTATCAAAACCATAATAGTTTGTGTCACGATTGTGGCGTGTGTGTGGCTATGGACCTCGCACTCGCCCTTTCGTTTATATGTAAATGATTGTACGAAGAATAGAGTATACAGCACGGAATATTGTATTTGGATGTACATGGAAATGAGAAAGGAAGAATCATGGCTAAGAAAGATCCTCTTAGAACTCGGTTACTAAGGGAGTATGTTAAGATATCAAAGACCGCGCCCCGCGAAGCAAAGACTTGGAAAGAGGTTGCCGCTCGTGTAAGATGGGAGCGCATTAGAAAAATTTTATGGAGGCGTTATGATCATATGCAGTCATTGTAAAGGGAATGGGTATATCAAGCTATCATTCGAAGCAGAACAATCCATTGAGCAGTGTACGGTTTGTCACTCACAAGGGGAAATCGATGAAACTAAGTATTACCACCAGACCTGGACAGAGGGCGCTGAAGATTCCCTCGCGGTGTACTATGGACCGCCCTTGGACCCCGAATCATTCAAAAACTACACGATTTCGGGAGAGTAATCCCGTTGTAGAGGTTAAAAAGGGACAAGAACCACCCTTTTAGTTGCGTAAAACGCAATAATATACTATATTTAGTAGAAATTTTTTTCATAAAGCCCCTGTTAAGAGCAAGCCTCATACGGGGGTTTGAAAGATGCTTATGAGTGATCAAGAGATTTTAAAGCAGCGAGACTTATTAGACACGCTTCTCGCCACACGGACCAGTCAATACGAACGAGTTAAATCCATGAAAGTTATGGATTCTATTTATTTTAAGAAGAAGTTACCAAAGAATGTAATATTATTCCCATTACAAAGGATCAAACGCTATGTACATCACACTTCCAGACAGCCCAGTAAGAAAAATATTTAAGTGCGATAGTTGCGAAAACTACCACATAAAATTCTTCGATCCAAAGCATGATAGGACATATACTCCATCAGAATGGGAGCAAATTGTTACTGAAGGTAAGGAAGCTTTGTATAAAGCATTGCAAGTTGTGCGTGAAGACCCTAAGTTTTTTGCATAAACACCCCTTTCTATAGATGTTTTTACTCAGATAAAGCAACACTCTCTTCTACGCTAGAACACAAGTTACCAAGTTACCAAGTTACAACCCTTATCAGTTACCAAATAAAGGTAACTTAGAGGTAACTTACACATTTATAGAAGTTACCTTTTTTATATTTACAAACATAACTCGCATTGCATGAGATGGTGAAATATTGTATAGTTTCTGGTAAGAAACATCTATTGAACAGGTGCATTATGGAAGAAGAAAATAAAGATATAGTAATACCACAGGCATTTTCAGATGACCTGTTTCACCCAAAGATAACTGGAAAACAACGTAAATTTATATTGTTGCTTGTCCATTCTGAAGGTTTAAAGACTGCCAGGCAGTGTGCTATTGAAGCTGGGTTTGCAGTTGGTTCTGCAGTTGTGCGTGCTTCTGAGCTACAACACCCTGAGAAATATCCTTTGGTTGCAGGTGCTATTGAAGCTGAGAGAAGAGCTATTGCTGAAAGATACAAATGTACTCAGGAAAGATCGTTATCTACATTAGCTCGCATCAGAGACAAAGCGTCTGAGTCAGGGAACTGGAACGCTGCCGTAGCTGCGGAGACCAGGCGTGGTCAGATAGCTGGGTTGTATGTTGATAAGAAAGAAATTCTTACAGGTACGATTGATTCAATGTCAAGAGATGAGGTAGAGCAGAAGATTCAGGACTTGAAGAAGCAGTACAGTATTGAAACTTCGTTTGAAGAAATAAAAGAATTAGAAAATAAGTCTTGACTATAAAATAGCATGGGACTATATATCCCTTAGAAAGAGAGGAAGTATGTTAGCAATAGTTAGACCAGACTTGTATGAGTATACTGCATTACCTATGACGGACGAATTGTTCTGGCGTAGAATAGAGAACTTGAGGCGTGCAGCGCTGACTGCTGAAGATTTTGAGTTTAGGTTGTTGTATTATAATCAAATGCTAGAACTGATGAAGAGGTGTCCATGACAAAAATCCTAATAACATTGTTGATTCTTGTTTCTTTGTATAATTTCAAGATGCTTCTTTTGTTATTTTTTGTTATTTATTTCTTTTTACTGTAGTGAAACCAGAGAGCAAATTTTGGAAACAGGTAAAGGAAAATCTAACAGATATCCATTGGACTAGATTAGAAAACAGGATAGGACAAGGTATACCAGATTGCTACGGCATTTCTGCTGGTATCTCGGTTTGGTTGGAACTTAAAGTAATTCGCAGTAACAAGATTGTTCTGTCGCCTTTTCAAAAATCGTGGAATTTTAGCCATAGTTTACAAGGCGGGAGAAACTTTATTATCGCAACGACCTTCCCTCAAAGCTTACTGTATATCTTTCCAGGAATCGTTGCTCCATCCATTGGCTCCATTGCCCATTGTCCTTCCCCCAATTGGCAGATAAATATGGTGCACGACCCGCATCCCTGGCAGCAGGTACAACGCATCATTCTCCATTCTCCATTGCCCAGCTCACAAGACCAACCACAATAGTTACCAGCTGCACGTGCAGCGTCCCAGCTCAGGATGCAGGTGGCAAACGGATCTCCATTCTCCATTACTGAAGCCAGACTTAGAGGCATAGTATATATACCAGGAGCTGCGTCTGCAGCGGGAAGCTGAGATGGTAGCCGTCTGCATTTCCATCGGCGACCAACGTAGCTTTGGTAAGTATAGTAGTTACAGGACTGGCGTCACCAGCTCTGGCTGAAGCTGGTGTGGTAAATAAAATGCAAATAGCTCTTGACTATCGAATAAGATGGGACTATATACATACCTGTGGCTACCGAATCCGTTTGGAAGTTTCATGAACGGCCACACGAGTCAGGAGCTGAGGAGAACCCACGGGCTTCCATAAGCAGAGCAGTCTGCCAGAAGCCCTGACTCACCTACATTAGAAAGGAACAAGATGACAGAAACTGTAACAGTAATAAAGAAAGAACCCACCTGCGCTGAGCTGGTGGATGAACGGTGGAAAGACAGGCAGGAAGACCTGAAGAACCCTGAGTACGAAGCGCTGGCATTCGACTACGTAGAACCGCATACGTGGGACGACCAACCAGAAGGGTACTGGCGCTGGCAGTTCAGCTGGGGCGGGCCCAGCGACGAGCTCCGCGGGTACGTTAACGAGCACAAGGAACTACATCGCTTGGAATACTGGTACCTGGACTGGGGCGACGGTGCGCATGTGCAGGTGGACCAGGATGCAGCTGCCTGGACTCAGATGCAGGAGATGATTGGCTGATGCTGCTGATATTAATCGTACTACTCTCCATACACCACCCCATTCTTGGCGCAGCAGCTCTGGCTGCTTGGATCCTGCTGCGCGGGTAGCTGCCGTGCAGCTCCATCTCCATTCTCCATTGCTACTACCCTAGTGCAAGGTAAGATATATAAGTACACAACGCTGCACCATGCGTGGCACGGAAGTTCCTGTGGAAAAAAAATAAAAAAAGATTTGACAGGTGTAATAACATGGGATATAAAGGGAGTATTAACTAGAAAGACGAAAGGAAAATAAAATGTCAAAAGCTGTTAATATAATTGAAGTACTAGAGAAGGCACAACAAAGCCCCGCTAGTGTAAGTAAAAGAAATAAACAAGCTATCGTTGACGCGTATGGTCGAGCGTTGACAATGCAGAAAGTTCTGGCAGACTTTATTAAAGTCAACAGACAACTGATGATAGATTTGTCTATGAGTGAAAATGCAAACCTATTACATGGAAGGGATTACTCGCTTCATGTCTCACAGAAACTTGGTGCTAAGATTGACAACCAACTTGTCAAGGAGAAACTCGGCGAGATTGCGTATCATCAATGCAAAGTACCAACGCAGTATAAACAGATACAGGCTATGCCTTTATCCGAAACAACAGTATCAAGAAACAAAAAAGCTACGATAGACGAAGTAGCAGACTTCAGAATTTCCGCTTAGTTCCAATCATGCCTAAGCGGAAAACTAATTGACACTTTAGTTCAGTCGTCAATGTGGGGGCGTACTCGCCCCCTTTTTAACGCCCATTGTCCATTGCCCATTACTCATGCCTCAAGACTAACACTAATATAATAACACCATGCGAAGCACGGGAATTGCTGTGGGGTTGTTGTCAAGTAAAAAGATATACACAAATAAATAAATAAAAGTTTGACTATAAGATTAAATGGGAGTAAGAAGTTAATTAGAAAGGAGAAATCAAAATGCCGAATAATGATGACTACTTATCACGACAATTATCAGCAGTTAATAATGCCTTTGGCGTTCAAGCAGTTGATAATAATAATCAAGTTCAAGCTAACCACATAGACGGACTAGATTATAGGGCTTTATATAAAGTCTTAGAGAGTGAAGTTGAAACTATTATCCTAGACCCTAACGCACCGCAGTACGTTAATGAATGGGGTAATAGAGTTAAACAAAAACTTTTTGAGATAGTTCAACG